ATGAACCAAGCATCTGGATCAGTTAGGTAGTGGTTGATAACAACATTACCAAATAGACCCATATCCTTAAGAACGTTTGGATCATTTAGATCAGTACCAACTCGACCATCAGCACCAAGAATACGCTTGGCTTCAAAGGTTTGTTGATATGGAATAACTAGCTTCTCAGGACGAGCAGCAATTAGTAGACCACGATCATCACGGAAACCAGCGATATCAATAACGGCTTGCTCAAGAGCGGCTTCTGATAGGTCAGCAGCAGTACCAATCTTGTTAGAGAAAGTACCACCAGCTACATTAGCATGAGAGCCTGAGATTAGCTCAACACCGTCACCACCCTTATAATTGCTGTCGAAAGCGCGGTTGTAGATGTTAGCACCTACAATTTCCTTGGTCTGTCGCATTGAACGAGCAAGAGCCTTAGCCTTTTGTGCACCTACTTTACCATACTGATCATCTTCAAAGATTTCACGAGTAACGATAAAGCCAAGAGCGTACACTACATGGTTGTAGCGAGAGGTAAAACCTTGACGCTCAGTATCATAAGTGATTGGAGCACCTTCGTTCTTAACAGAAGCAAGACCGAAAGAGCTTAGACCTAGATCTTCTTCGTATGCACGATCAGAACTATTCTTTTCAAATAACTTATCCCATTCAACAGGATAGTCATTGTAGGCTTTACCATAAATAGAATTTAGGCCGGGCCATAGTAGTTTAGCAAATGAGCTAGAAGTGATAATACCAGACATTATTTAGTCCTTTCTTATAGAGCGAAGTTGTTGCTGTTGAAGCGAGCTAGTACCTTAGCATAGGCACCGGCTTCATTATCAACACGCTGAACTAGACCGAGGACTTGAACAACGCCAGTTGCAGTATCGGTAACATAGAAACCAGAAGTACCGGTAGCAGCATCACCACCTTGAGTACCAGAAAAGTCGAAGCCACCAGCAGTACCAACGTCGGTAGCAGTGAAGGATGCCTTCTGAACTTCGTAGATGATATCTGGACTATCAGCAACTAGAACAAATGCTGGGGTAGAACCACCAGTAACAGAAACAGGAGTATCTAGAGAGATAGAACCAGCAGACATCTTGCCGGTTACTGGGTCCATCTTAGCTGGAACAACACCAACGACAACACCGAGAACAGCGGCATCATTAGTAGCAACAGTAACTTCAGCAACACCGCCTTGTGAGGCACCAGCAGATAGTTTAACAGGGTCACCAGCTACAAACTTCTCACCTGACTTTACAGCATAAATATTAGCTTGGCCATTATATGGGGCACCAGTAATATGTTTAACGGGCTTAAAGCCGTTGATTTTGGAAATATTAGCCATTCATTTTCCTTAGAGGTTATGAAGAAGCTTTATGAGATGTTAAGTTTACCATACATCCCAGTAGAGGCTTCTTGTTTCATTGCGGCTTCCTGCTCTTTAATGGCAGCAGCCTTGCTCGCCTGATCTTCTTCATACCAATCTTTTTTAATTCGCATTAAATAAGAAGTAGTGCCATCATTACTAATAACACGTTTAGCAGAGCCAAGATCAGTAGCATCAGATACACGATTATCACCTACGATCAAATCGTCACCAGTTACAAATTCATATCCAGCAGCTTTGAAGTTCTGGATACGACTACCGGTATCATTTACAAAACGATATTCAAACTCTGGATTTTTATCTCCAGCAATCGCCTGTGGGCCACGTTGGGTTAGTGGCTTACGTGCTACTCGTGCACTCTTAGTAGATTCTCTAGTCATTATTTAGTACCTCGCATCTTCTTGATCTCTGCAATATATTCTTCTTTGGACATAACACCAGTACGAATAAAAGTATTCATAACACGACGTTCATCATCCGTAAGTTCAAATGAACTTTTATTAGCGGCCGGCGCACTAGCACCTTCTACACTATTAGGTTTACTACGATTTGGGTTTACAAAACTATCTTTAAATCGAGCCTTTACTTCCTTTGTTACATACTGAAGAACGGCTTCTGGATCAATACCCGGATTCCGACTGGCATATCCCATACCAACTGTATCAGCATATTCACGCATTTCCACATTAGTCTGATACCATTTATTTTCCTGAGTCCAAGCAATGAAACGTGGATCAGGTTGGTTTGGTTGATTTTGTACTACGACCTCTCTAGCCTTTTGTTCGGCCTTTAGATCGGTTAGTAGCTCAGTCGCTTCTAGGTAGCCATCAGAATTACCTTCTTCTAGATGTTTCTTTTGGAGAGCCTTCAGTTCTTTTAGTGCATTATTGTATTCGGTTTCTTTTACTTTAGAATGATGTTCCTGCAACATCTTAAGAGCTTTCCGTGTTTCCTTAAGCTCTTTACCCATATGGTCAATCTTACCAAAGAGTTCTCCGCGCTCCACAAATTCCTTTGCTGGACGCCACTTCTCTGGATCACCTTCATACTCTTCCTTTGGACGCCAGCCCTGTTCACGAGCTTGTTGTTCATAGGAATCTACTTGAGGTGCTGAATCTTGTTGGTTTGGTTGAGTTTGTTCGTCAACTACTGGTTGATTAACTGCTTGGGTTTGTTGGAGTTCTAGTTCCATTCTATTTTCCTTATTCAATAACTGCTAAAATATCAGAATCGTTAAAGAGTAAATACTCTGAACCATCTGAATCTACAATACGCTTACCTGAATATTTGGTAAGAGATACTCTGTCTCCAACTTTAACAAGATCTGGACTACCACCAAGATCTTTAAAGGCTGTTGGACCAATTTGAATTACAGTGCCATACTCGACAGCTTGTTGTTCTCGCTTATCTAGTTCTAGATGAATGCCGAGAGCTTTAGCGCGACGATAGGTTTCATCGGCTTCTGTGGCATCATCTAGTTTAACAAGAATGTGGTGTAGAAGAATACGAATCATTCTTCAATCTCCTCGATATCTTCTATACGGAAATCTTGCATCTCTCGATACGCTTTAATGAGACCTCGTAATGCGTTGTCTTGCACTGGGTTTAGACCAGCTTCAATAGATAAAACATCCTTAGCCTCTTCAACTCGCTCCTGTGCGGCTTGAAAAAATGCTTTAGTCACTGGATCTGATTTCCAGTTATCAAAATCACTTTTGCTGATTACTGTCATTAGGTTTTGTCCTCTTCTTTAGAGATAGTTTAGTATTTTCTTTTTGTTGTTGCATTTGTTGCTGATGACTTGCATGTTGTGTAGCAAGTTTCATTTGGTTTTGCTGTGCTTGTTGTTGCATAGATTGACTATGTTGTGCAGCAGCAGCTTGTAGATCTAATGTAGCAGCACGACCTTTTAGGATACTTTCCATTTGCTTACCCTCAAGTTCCATACGTTGTAGGTTAGCCTTATGTTGCATCTCTTGCTCTTTTGTCATCTGATCCATACGTAGTTTTTCACGTGAGATTAGAATATCATTCTGAGCTTTTTGTTGATCAATGGCAGCCTTGGCTTGTAGTGCCTCTACCTTTGGATCTGTTTTTGGTTGTGGTTGCATCGCTAGTTTCTTAATCTCAGCTTCTGGAATCTCATGTGCTTCTAAGTACATCAGAGTAGCAGCCATTGGATTAATAGTACCAAGATTTAACAGTTGCATGACAGCCTGAACTTTCTGTTGCTTCTCTTGTGAAGATACAGCAGAAGGATCGGCACCCGGAATAATATCATCCTCGGGACCCTTATAATCTTCTTGTGGAATTGGGTTGTCTAAGATAGAGATGTATTCTTCTGGATTCATGTATTGTTGATTTAGTTTATAAATCTTACGGAACTCAGAAGTTAGTGAGCGATATACTCGTTTATATACAGCAGTAAATACCTTCATACCCTGTTCAATACTAGCCATTGTAGTAGTGGCTGGTGTGTTTTGACCGGGCATCTTACCAACAAAGATCTCAGCTACAGAAGCTAGTTCTTTGCCTGATTTAAGTAATAGGTCTAATAGATTGAAAAGGACTTGTGAAGGTTCTCTAACCGGTAAGGGGAAAATCTGCTTCTTAAGATCATCGCCAACAGCGTTGACGGCTTTCCATTCACCGGGTTGGAATCTTGTTTCTCCCATCTTGATTCGCAAGCCTTTGCCGATGAAGCCAGCTTGGAGGTTAGATAGGCTACCAGCATCAACCAACTGGTTAATAATAGTATTAGCAGAATTGTTAAGAGGTCCAAGAAGTCTACCGAAACCAATATCATAGAAGCCACCATCAGGATTAGGAATGAAGCCATACTTAGTATAATATTGAATAGCTTCAATAGAAACTACGTTTTGCTTATCATCCATAAGTACGTCAGATTCAGAGAAGCGCGGTACAATACGAAGAACTTTGTTTGACTCAGCTTCAACAGTAACAACATAGGGTTCAGCATAACCATCTTCATCTAAATCTAAGTAGGTATGCTGTTCTAAGATTGTATATGGAGTTGTTTCATCAAAGTCATTTGCTAGTTGAAAACTTCTATTGATAGATGTTGTAACATCGTCAGCAGGGGTTTGTGGGTCTCCTAGTTCGACATCAATAAAGATACCGAGATTTTGACGCTCTTTTACCTTACGCTTAGATAGATAGAAGACTTCAGTAATTCGTTCTGCATCTTCTAAACAGCGAGTCCAGTAGTTAACAACAAGTGACTTTGGTAGAACAAGCTTAGAGCAATTCTGTTGTTTAGAACTGTCCCAATAGGTTTTCTTAAAACAAGTGCCTGAGATTGGAAGAGCAATTAGAAGCTTATCCATATCTTCTTCCCATCCATCCATCTGCTCCATGACTTGATAAGACATGTGTGTGGATACACGAAAAGCTCGCATTGTTTTCTCTCCTGTCGGATCAGAACCAATGACTTTGCACTTAACAACTTTACCATTAGATGGGATCAAGGTTGGATAAGCACGAGCGGCGAACTGCATAGCAGCAGTCGCTAGTAGTGGATACTTGATATTAGCAGCATTTGGCCAAGGATATGTTTTATCGGAAGCAACCTGTAGAGCAAGCTCTGTCCAGTTCTTTAGATCTTTTTCCCAAGGCTTTCGTGAATCAAGGTCAGTCTCATAACCAGAGACAACATCCTTACCAATCTCAATTAGTTTATCATCAGAGAGATCTGCCGCAAGATTAGAGGACTCTAAAATTTTTTGTAGTTTCATATTTAATAGCCTGTTAGTTCGTCTCGACCAAGATCACTCCAGCCAGATGATTCATACTCACGATCATATTCTTCCTCTGTGATTTCTTCTTGTGTTAAACCCTCTGTCATCTTATCAATCAAGATACCTTGATAAGACAGTGCATCCACTGTATCGTCATGTTTAGCTCGTGGAAAGGACAGACACTCATCTTCAAAGGTAAGCCACCAATCTGCTTGTTTATCGAACTTAACCATACCAGCACGCATACGCGCTTGGATGGATCTAGCTCGTTGGATCTTATCTTGTCTATGTGGTTTTAGCATCACAACATTCATATAAATGCCGGATTCCATCATAGCTCTATTGAGATAAGGACCAATTGCCTTTGAAATTTGAGTATCTTCAATACCCACTGCGAGTGGATTGTAGACTTTCTGTAAGGAGAGAAGAGTAGCCACAATTTCATCTCCTGAGAGTCGCTCTCTAATACAGTTAACTATATGTAGTTGACCGGTGGCATCGAGACCTCCCACTACAATCGCTGTGTAGTCAGCACGTTCTTTTTCAGAAATTGCTAAGTCAGCAGTAATGTAAAATTGTTTGTGTTTTTTCTTGTCTTCCTCAGTCATAACTAGGAAGTCGCCCTTGCGGAAGTATCGAATAGAGTCATCTACTGGATTACAGAGATACTCACAAGCATAAACTTCAGGGATACCTTGTTCATTGAAGTCGTGTCTAAGTTCATCGAAGAAAGCTTTTGACTTTCTTTGAGGCCAGAGCAGAGCAGAGTAGTCAGCGTTGTGTGCTCTATACTTAACTGCTCTCCACATACCACGTTTTTTCTTAGACCAGACCTTAAGTTCTTCTACAACAGTATCACGGGCATTTTCGCGTGGCATTAGGGACTCAAGTGGGTCGTCCAAGTTCATTGGAGTTCCTACGAAACGAATAATACCACGTTCTGATCTACATGGAATAAGGGAGCCGTACACCCATCTACGAAGTTTATCACGCCGATCTTTGTTAGCAACTAATTCTTCATTCATCAAGTCGTCGATAACAATCATATCAGGGCGTTGGCCGTCCCACAACATACCACGTAGTTTCTGTTCTGCGCCTTTAGCAACAATTCTAAAGCGAGATTTGTCTTTAAAGTTAACAATAATATCAGTCTCCGTGTCTTTTTCAAACACAGCACCTTTCTCATTAACTTCGATACCGAAGAGAGTGTGAATCTCTGTGGAATCGTATAGAATTTGTTTAATCTGTCCTAAGAACAGACTGGCCTGAGCCTCAGTATCAGCTACAATCAGTATATATTTCCGCTGTCTGAACAAGGCAGCAGAGAGTGTGTATGTGATAGTAATTGTAGTAGACTTGGAGTGGCCGCGTGGGGCACAGATAGCTACAAATTTATCATCTGAACAACATAGTTCCCACCATTCACGGTGGAAATCGGCGAACTGTGACGCCTCATCATAGTACTTAGTAAGACAGGAAGTGGCGAAGCCCTCAATAATCTCTTTAGTGAGTTTAGGCCACTGTGGTTTCTTACTTTTTTCTTTCTCGTTTAGATCGTTCACTCTTCATGGACCCATCTTTGTTACGGGAGAACGAGCGGTTCTCGCCGGGATTCTGAACAAATAGATTAGCTAGGCCATTCTTGCCACCTTTGCTAACAGCTTTCTTATGTCCAACATCACCATTAAGGGCTGTAGGCTTAACGCCATTCTTCTTAGCAACAGTGGATCTGGCCGCATTGCGCTGGGCACGATCTTTAACACGATTCTTTTTCTTGGTGTGTTCCCAATTCAATTCTTTCTTATAATCGCGTCTTCCGTTGGTCATAAAGGGCATGGTTATTCCTTGATTACATAAGTGCCATCTTCATTTTGCTCCACAGTCTCACCTTCAATAACATTCTCAACAAGATCATTGAACTTCTCTTGTTTGACTTTACCTGTTACAAACTCGGCGAACTGTTTGGCAACATCCTGTAGCTGGGCAGCAGTGGTTGTTTGTTCAACAATCTTAGTAGGTTGTTTGCGAATGAGTTGCCTCTTATCCATTAGGGAGTTAAAGGCAGTGTTTAAATCACGAAGCTTGGCAGGCATGATCTTGGTCTTACCAGTCTTAGGATCATACATATACTCGCCATTCTCAATTCTATCCATTACTTGATCTAGAGCCTTGTCTAGAACCTTGGATAGTTTGGAATCGAGCTTGTCATATTCTTCGTTTTGAATCTCTTTTACTTTGTCCTTCCACCAGTCTGATCTGGCCCAAGACTTGACGGTCTCAAAAGGAACGTTACTCTGATTAGCAGCCATAGTTACTGAACCAGTAGCCATGTAAATACCCAGAGCTTCTAACTTCTTCTTCTCAGACCACCAGCCTCTGTCCGTCTGGGAAACAGAGGTCTTCTTAGGTGCTGAGACATAACGCCATGAACCGGCCATAAGTATCTCCTCAGAACAGTGTGATCTTTTATCACAATAAGTACTTATATTATAACACCAAAAACTAGACTTTGTCAAGAGATTTAGAACAGGAGTAGTAATAAATAAAACAGGAGAGAGGTATTGACTAAAACAGTATAGTAGTATATAATCTATATTATATTAATATATATATATAATACTTAATATATATACTAAATATAAATATTAATTATATAACTAATAATATACTTACTATAGATACTTACTATAAGTATACTTTAAGTATCTTATAAGAATACTGTAAGTATTACAATTAGTATTATACTTAGTATGAGTTATATACATACTGTATTATATATAAATATAATTTATATTTATATAAGATGTATGTATATATTCTTTTATGTTAAATATAATTTATTATTTACTTTTATCAACATAAGTGTTGACATCATACTTGTACTTGTGTAATATCTAACAACACCAAGATTGTTGTGTTATTAGATCGTAAGGAGATCATTATGAAATATATGGGAAGTAA